GGTGTCAGTAGCGATATTCACAAACTTCTGCATGGCTTCCCAGTTCGAATCCCCGTTGGCTGATGTGGGTGCAGCGGTAACGGAAGCACCGTAATTCTTTACAAGGAAATTATAATAAACTCCCCCTATCAGATATATGACCTTATCCCGGTAATCCGCATTCCAGACATAAGTCTGTCCTGATGTGAATACACCTCTGTCACGGGGAAACGCCCCTGTTGCTCCTGTTGCTCCTATGGAACCATCATTAGCAACACCCACCCCTTTTTCAGCGATAAAATTATTATTCCATGCGTTCGCGTCCGATGCGGATTGATAAGCCCGGACGGCAAACTGGGTGTATCCGGCTGTCGCTGGAACGGATATCTGATTGCTTAGGGTAGCACCTACATGCGCCAGCCAGCTTCCGTTGTATTTGCGTGCAGCAAGATAGAACCTGTTCGTATCGCTCACATTACCGCCTACATTCTGTTTCATGGTAACGACAAACGCTGACGGTGACGGTGTGCCCGTACTGGTAAAGTTTATTGTGCTTACCGGGCTGTCAAGCCAGTACGAAGCGGACGGTTCGACACCGGAAGTCATTTCCTGCCAGTCGGAGTTGACAGCCTTGTCCGATCTCTTCCCGGAAAGTATGTAACCGCCATCCTTCTTCCTTAGATAACGTCCACCTCTCACACGAAGAAGCGGAAGTGGCGGATTGGATGTTTGAACCTTGCTTAAGTAAGATCCTCCGGCAAACGATACTGTACTGTTTTTCGCATACGGAGTGTTGGCGGACTCCCAATGACCGGCTGCTGTGATGCTCTCACCGTCAGCACCGTCCTTACCGTCAGAAAGCATGGGAACGGTTTCAATATCCACTATCTGGTCATTCACATAGAAAACAAACTTCAATGTCTTCGTAAAGTTTCCGCTTGATATGGCTGTATTGTTGTTTATGGTAGTTTCTGTTCCACCGTCTATGCTGTATTTCAATGTACCGTCCGTTGTGGTGGATATCACGCCTCCCACTGACTTTTGCCTGTAACATGATACGGAAGACACGCTGTAGTTCCCATTCTTGTCCTTGCTTACAGAAGTGGCAGAAACGATTATACTGTATAGCACGGCATCTGAACCGTCCGCACCTCCACGGACCCCGGCTACAGTGAATGACAGATCACGGGAATACTGCTGCCCGTTCTTTGTAGCCCTGATTGTGATCTTCACCGTGTTTGTCGCAGCAAGAGTAGCTCCGGCAGATACCGATATTGTCACCACTCCCGTATTCTTGTCTGTCGCACACAGAAGATTTGTGTCAGGTGTACAGGTGATGCTGTCAAGGGTGAGCTTTTCCGTTCCATACCACATACTGACAGTTGTATTCCAAGTCTGTGAGGATACGACCTTTCCATCTGAAGTAAGGGCTGCATTGACCATCTCGTTATCGAAGTCCGCCATGATGGCATTCTCCCCGTCCTTACTCCAGCGATGCACCACAGCCGGATCACTGAACTCAGACCATACGCCATTTTCCTTAAAACGTGTACAACCCCATTCAACCTGATGGTCTGCGTCCGTACCAAGATAATTATCCGTCCAGCCTTCCGGAACATAACCATCTTTCTGCTGACTGTCCGGCTTTTCAGGGGTGTTATCTATGATATTGCCTCTTGTATATATATACTCATAGCCCTTACCGTCTTTTCCGTCCGATATCATAAGCTGCCATCTTCCGTCCTGATAGATGTAGGTAGCACGGTCAGTCGTGTTACGGTATGAATCACCGTTTTTCGGATTGGCAGGAGCCGTGGCAAATTCACCAAGGAAAGTGATACTCTCACCTTTCAGTTCACGCCCGTCAAGCAGCATATCCCAGTCTTCGTTAACCTCCCAGTCGGCAGGTTTCCCGGCAAGATAATAACCACCGTCCTTCTTTCTTAAGAAATTGCCACCTTTGATACGCAATATTCTGATGGGAGGATTGGAGGTTTCCACCTTGGATATAAAGACACAATTGGCAAGAGTGACCATTGTGTTGGCTTTGTACGGGGTTTTGGAGGATTCCCAATGACCGCCACCTATTACAGACAAACCGTCAGCACCGTCCTTACCTTTGAACAGCGACCATGTGTAGTCGGAAGGGTTGCTGCTCTCCGTGACGGTCTCCTTATTGACTGCTATGCCTATATACTTGGTGTTGTCGTTCGGCTGCTGGTACATACCCGTACCGTCCGCGTTATCCGAATAAGCTATCCATGTGTAATAAGTTTTTCCGTCAGCTCCGGGTGCACCGGGAACACCCTGCTCACCCTTTATCTCACTCCATGTGTAGTCAGAAGGGGTGTTGCTCTCCACCGCACTCGTCTTGTTGTAGGCGAATCCGATATACGCTTTCCCTGTAGGATTATTGCTGATACCTCCGCCCTGTGCGTTGTCGGCGTATCTTATCCATGTATAGTAAGTAACACCGTCCTTTCCCGGCGTTCCGGGAACACCTTGCGGACCTGTCGCTCCGTCCGCTCCTTCCGCCACTTGTTTCAACCACGCCGGATTACCTTCTGACGGTTCTGTTGTCGTTCCGTTATCATCAACACACAACCACAAAGCCCCGTTATGTGACACCCGGTCATAGTAGGCGTACTTCCCTGCAACCCATTCACCCTTGTCCAAGGGTACACGAACCTTGTTTCCCGTTATCTCATCTATCTGGAAGATAAGCCCAGTCAATAAGACCTGTTGCAACACGGCTGAATATTTCTCGCAATCAATTCCGTTAACGGTCATGCCCTTTTTTTTGCCGAACCACGCAGGCATCTGCGCCGGCTCCGGGTCCCAAGTGTTGGCATTGTCAAAAAATGTAATACAGTTGTTTCCGTTGACTGAATCAATAAGTATATAAGTCTGGCGTTCCGGGTCCGTAAAGTTACCTGTTTGTGCCAATACCATCTGCTCGGCAGGTTTCCAGTCAGAATGCCCCGGACGGGGAATGACAGTAAACTTCTTGGCTGTATAATCTGCGGCAGTCACCCGGAATTTCATTTCTTCAAAGCCGTTCAGCTTGCCTTCGCTATTTTTAGTCACAAAATAGGTGGTAAGGATATCATCAACAAACTGGCTCAATCCGTCCGCGTCCGTCAGATCGGGAGTGATGGTGTAGGTTCCATCGCCGTTATCCACATATGACAATACGGTACAACCACCACCGGGGGAGTTTACCATACGTCCTTTGAAATAGGTTGTACGGTTATAAGCTATTTCAGGAACAAACAAACGCTTACGGAAAACGCCGCTTCCCATTTCCATGTCACCCTTTTCGTCTATGTATCCACCTGATACACCAGTAACGAAATCACCGAACTTGGCATATTTCTTAATCAAGACTCCGCCCAGTAAGGATAACAAGTACTTAGTGGAATCAGCCACGTCCTTCCGCAAGAATATCTCTTTCAGCTTCTCCGCACTGTTCTCTATCTCAGTCATTACACGCAATGCGCTCATCACATCCTCATCGGTGTAGGTGACATCCTTGTCACCCTGCTTTACGATGCGGTTTATCAGATTTCCTGCTATCTTAAGACCTTTGAGGTAATTAATGATCCCTTGCGCATCATCATCGTTCAATGCGGAAAGGAACCAGTCAAGCACAGGCGTATTCTTATCCAGCGTGTATGCAGATGTGGCATGGTCGGCGTTAGTGACATCGCCCCCTCCGCCACCACTGCCGCCACCGCCGTTCTGCTTTATCTCTTCAACCTCAATGGAGATCTTACTAAAGTTGCTGTTGATGCGGTCTGCCGTTTCGCTCCAAGTTCCTGTTTTGTTTATTGTATTAAGCTCCATATATCCTGTTCCACTTTTACCATTCCGCATCCGGGTGTACTTCAACGGACAGATAGTTCATTATTCTGATGATTAGTTCTCGTATCATAAGTATATGTTTTATTCCGTAATGTCTGAAACCCCATACGGGTTATCCAATGCGGCAATCACACACTTTTGAGCGATATTAGCTCTTCTGTCAGTAACCGCTATGATTCTGTAATTCGTTTTGTCTTCCTTAGTCGTCCGGTATGTATTTCCTAAGAAGTTTAAGTGACTAAGTTTATAACCAATCATCTGCCATAAGGCTCCTCCTACAAGATATCTTCCGATCCCTTCTGTCATGTGCAGACAGTCCCTGCTCAAATCTGTACCATAATGCCAGTTCATGAAGTTATTATCCTTACCGGCCATGAATGGATAATCTACCGCAGCCTGATTCAAGTCAGTCATTGATTCAGCCTCTTCTATGGTTGGGACTACGGTTGTAACAGGAGTGCCCGTTTCCGGATTGGATTGAGACACAACTCCCTGTATGGTCGTATCGGCCCTTAAAGACGTGCCTCTGGCATTTTGTACGGCTGTTCCGGAAGGGATGACGAATTTTACTTCCGGGCAATGTTGCAATACCTTTTGAGCCAAGCGACACAATTCCGTATACATACCCAGCTGCCTCTGCTTTTGATTAATACCGAAACTCAGCCACTTGTCCTTCGATCCTTGCGATGATGAGAGCGTATGATATACGCTGTACGCCCATGTCATGTTAAAACAGATTACAGGATGCGAGAACAGGCAACATCTATCAATGATGTCAGCAAACAGACTCACATAGTTCTTGGTAATATTCCCTTTCTCGTCCTGATCCCAATAGGTTGACTCATCTGCGGATTGATATGCTCCGTTTTGGATTATCACAAAATCCCACGCTTCGTCGGACAAAGCCTCTTTTACCGTACTGGTGCCATTCTCCCAGAC